TGGATGGCAATGCTAGGATTCGTAGCAGCATTCGGAGCATATGCAACAACAGGACAAATCATACCTGGTATATTCTAATGACTTGTAGGTTGTTTACGATTACTAAATCTACTTTAGTAAAAATACTGGTGGCAATAAACTTGCCATGGCTAGTGGTTTCTGCAGCAACCTTTTCGGTTTTCACTACCGTCACTTAGAACTTTACAAATCTAAATAATTATTCGTAAATGCACACAATAAGAAAAAAAACACATGGGTGAATTCCAAGCAGTTAGTGATGTATCATCATTTACAGCAATACTATGGATATTTTATCCAATGACATTTCTAGTAGGACTAGAATTATTTCTTCGTGCATTAAAGGATGATGACGATGATGATCAAGATGGTGGCCAAGGAATAAGAATTGGTCAACCTCAAATGCAATATGCCTCTAACTCATCAGGTGCGTAATGGATTTACAACATTCATATTGGAGATTTGCTGAACGTTGGAATGGTCGTTTAGCAATGGTCGGTGTAATAGGTGTCCTAATAATCTTGACAACAAGGTAGAAATACCTATATACTTATGTTAAGTAATATTACTCACCCATGTATCAACTAATTTTTATTTCAGTTGTTCTATACACCGCAGTAAACGGAAATATTTTACAATCATTCTATAGTTAACAATCACAGCTGAGGAGCACAAGCTTAAATGACTCGTTTAAAATCAAAATTTTTAGAAATTCCACCGTCAGCACATGGCATTTTGGAATTTGCATTCTTCTGTGGAGTAGGTTTCACAGCAGGTTCACTAGGTCTAATCTAATGAAAACCTTTATTCAAACTTCTTTCTTACTTATTATATTTGGAGTAATTATTTACGTTCCAAGCATTGCATATCACGCATAATGATAAACTTTACAGAAATATATCAAATGGTATTCATGGTAGTTGTTGGTGTCGTAATGACAACTACCATGTTTTTGACTATGATGTCTTACATGATGGAGGATTAACATGAACGATACAATCACAGAAGATCAATTGAGTCTTAGGCAAGAAGTCTTAAAGATCTTATTTAAAAAATTTGGAACAGGCAATTATTCAAACAAATCAATATATGAATGTGCAGATGAGTGGTGTGCAAAGGGACATGCCACTTCATCTGGTGTAGTTAGTTACTATAATGCATACTATAATAAATAAGTATCCCTGTATAAAAAATCATGGTTCAGAAAATAATTAATGTACTTGCTCTTGCGTCTACTGTTGTATCTGTTGCCGTTGTTGGCACTGGTGGGTACGTTTACCTTAATAGGGAAGCCATCATAGAAGATATAAAAGAAAAGGCACTTGGTGGATTAGGTGGTTCTCTTGGTGGTGGAGCTCTTACAGGAGATGTAGGTCTTCCATATGAAAATCCAACTACTACGTCAACTCCAGTACCTCCTGCAGGATTGGGTATAAGACAATTTTGATAAATAAAAATAAAATTCCATGTTGATTGATAGGGTAATTTCTATCTTAAGAGAAACTGCACCTACTAACTCTGGGGGAAATCCTCAAGCATTTAGTCAGGCAGCTAATGATGCTGGTCCTGTTGCAGGATTTGATAAGAAGTTATTTCCTTCCGACATGGATCTTTTAGATCAAGGATTTCAAACTGCTGCAGAGACTGGAGAGAATAGGTATAACACCTTCTCTTCAGTCTATCCTGTTATGAAGGTATCTCTTAGTAACAATCAAGGAGATGGCCCATCAATAGATGATATGGTAGCAGCATCAACAGAGTATGTAGATTTAAGAGATGATCAGGTACAAAAAGTTATGAAGAAAAATTTATCCCGATTCATGGGAGAGGCAACTGAATATAAGCAATGCCCACCAGGAAAATATTGGTGTTACACTGATAAAAAATGTAAAAAAATTCCAATGGGATATCACGTTGGATTTAGAGGATATTTAGAACCTGATGATGATGGTAAGAAAAAAAATGGTAAGAAAAAGAATGGAAAGAATGGAAACGGGACTAATGGCTCTTCTAATGGCAACGGTTCTAGTAACGGTGGGAGTAGCGGTAACGGAAATAGTAACGGTTCTGCAGGAAATGGAGCATCGGGTGGAGCAGGTGGAAATGGAGGATCAGGTGGAGGCGGCGGCGGTGAATGATAGATAAGAGTGCTATATAGAATAGTTGCTCTATCGACATGCCTGATGAAGTAAAGAAAAAAGAAGCAAAGGAAGAAGAAAAGAAGAAAGGATTGCTAGGAAAAGTAGGTGATGCAATCATACCAGACCATGACGAGCAACTTGCTATCGTTAGTACATTTGTTCGCCTTGGTATTTTGGTGTGGTCGGGTGGGATCCTGACTTTGAACTATGTGACAATTCCAAAATTGCCACAACAAAAAATTGATCCAACTTTCATAGCTTCGGTCTTCACTGGAGTGCTGGCTACCTTCGGAGTTCAAACAGCGAAGAAGAGTAATGATGGTACGATGAAAATGAACGGCAACGGCAACGGTAATGGTGCTGCTGGTGGTGGTATTACTAAGAAAGAAATGGAGGCATTGCTTGCTAAAGTATCTTCTGGTCCTGTTCAGACTATTAGAGTAGAACAAGCACCAATAAAAATTACTACTGATGATAAGTCAGAACCATTTAAAATGTAAACAGAGGTTAGATCATGGACAAACAAGTTAACTGGACAAAATGGATTGCTTTAGGACTGGGAGGTATCATAGGTATCTCTCATGTTGGTATGATTGGTATAATTTCCAATCGCAAAGCAGAGAATGGACTACCTAAAATTAGTCTTCCTGAAGTTGGTCCTTACAGTTCTTATAATGTAGTTGCAGGACTAGATGGTTATAGTATAAACTATCATGCAAATGATCCTAAAACTATGATTACCACCAAGGACATTGTAAGAAAGGGTGGATTCTTAGGACTTTCAAATGAAACAACACAAGTTGTTCAAGAGTATACAATGGACGGTGCGTTCCATCATGGTGGTCCTGTATCAACTAAATCTGCATGGATTGATCCTTCAGCATTAGGAGTTGCTGGCGAAAAAAAGATTAGTGCCAAGACTGCCGAATGTATCAAAGCAATCGGTGGAGCAGAACAATCAGGACGCTTGGTTGGGTCTAGTGTTGGTGCTGCTGCTGCTCCTACCCTTAGTGGTATTCCTTTTGTTGGGTGGCTTGCTGCTGGTTGGGTTACAATGTTTGGTGGCAATCAAGGAGCTGAGATAGGTGGTGGTATGGCAAAATCTATGAGTGATGCTTGTTAAGGGAACCTTAAATAACTAACTAATTAGGAAAATGACCGACCTGTATCCCAAACCAAGATGGGATCTTGAAAATGATGTCCTACGATTAGAGCAAATGATTATTGTTTACGAACAAGAAATTAGACAATTGAATATCGAAAAGAAAAAGTTAAAAAAAGAAATTAAGTTTCTTAAAACACAACTTGATCATCTATCATTGGGCAATCCAATTCAGGATGAGACCAAATGAGTTAGAGAATCATAACTCATGTAGTGACTAATATAGTTAAATAGGATACAATAAACCTACCTCGATTTCAAGGTATGAGACTAGGAATATTGTGTTCAGGAAATGGAACTAATTTCGAGAACATAGTTCGCACATGTAAGCAAGATGAAGTTGTGATAATGATTCACAACAAGAAGAAATGTGGTGCAGCAAAGAGAGCAACTAAACTAGGTATCCCTCATTGCTATATTGAATCTGAAAATGAATATCATATTGTTAGTTTACTTCAAGCTTGGGATGTAGATCTTGTTATCTTAGCAGGATGGATGAGAATTGTTACAAATAAATTATTAGATGCTTTCCCTGATAGGGTTATCAACATTCATCCATCACTATTACCAAAATATAAAGGACTGAATGTTGTGCAGAAAGCAATGGAATCTGGAGATACTGAAACTGGATGTACAGTTCATTTTGTAAATGAAGATTTAGATGCAGGCCCAATTATAATACAAAAATCAGTTCCAATTGAACCAAATGATACTTTAGAAACTTTGACAAAACGTATTCAAACGATGGAACACTATATTTTACCTGTTGCTGTAGATTTACTTAGATAAATAAAGGAACCATTACATGGAGTTTTCATATGGGTGCGATGGTTCCCCCAAGTCGGAAGAGTTGCTACAACTTTAGAGTAACAAGTATAGACAGAGTTTTAGATGGCGATACTATTGATGTCACTATTGATCTCGGTTTTGATTTATTCAAGAAAGAAAGAGTTAGAATTGCAGGAGTTGATACGCCAGAGAAAAGAACGAGAGATCTTGAAGAGAAAGCATTGGGAATAGATGCTACTAACTGGATGAAGAAAAAACTAGAGGACACAATTGAAGGAGATGAAGAACTCACTATTAGAACTGAACTTGTCGGTGGCATGGGGAAGTATGGCAGGCTTCTTGGTTGGTTGTATATTGGCGAAGATCTTATTTCCTTAAATGAGCAAATGATTACTGAGGGTTACGCATGGGCATATGATGGTGGTACTAAACAGAAAAATTTTGAGGAGCTGCGTGAGATTAGGCGTTCGTTTGGGACATTGATAGAATGAAAGAAGTTTTAATAACACTTCTAAGAGAGTATGCGTACAAGAAGGGAGAATTTAAACTCTCTTCAGGACGCACAAGTGAACATTATATTAATTGTAAACCAGTAACCTTAAGTGGAGAGGGTTTGAAAATAATTAGTATTATGATATTAGAGTGTCTTCATGGAGATGTTCAAGCAGTTGCAGGTCTTACACTAGGTGCAGACCCTTTAGTGAGTGGTGTGGCAGTATCATCTGTTGACCATGCTTGGGCTCCAACTGTCAATGGTTTAATTGTTCGTAAAGAACCAAAAGGACATGGTACTGGAGCATGGATAGAAGGCCCTTTACCATTAGAAGGATCTAAAATTGTAGTGTTAGAGGATGTAGTTACTACAGGTGGGTCTGCTATTAAAGCGGCACAAAAATTAAGAGACGCTGGATATATAGTAGAAGATGTTATTACTATTGTGGATAGACAAGTACCATGTCCTAAGTGTAATAAAGGAGAAGCTGACACCGCTATGAAAGATGCAAAGTTAAGATTAACTAGTTTACTAAAATTGGAGGATATAGCATATGGAACTTAAAGATACACTGGTAACAGGAGCAACTGTTCTTGCTGTAGGAACCAGTAGCGTTGTTGGTGGCAATCAGGTAATGGATAAGGTCAATAAAGGGCCAGAGAAACGTAGAGATGCTACTG